CTGATACCGAAGCACAGGGCTGGATTGCCATCGTCATCTTCGTATGTGTTACCTGGGACGTGACGGCATGCATCCTCGTCCTCAGAGAACATACGGGCAAAGGCATCCATTAGTTCTCCACCACATACTGAGCAAGTCATGCTATCAGTGGAGTGTCCTGACGAGACGCTGATCAGTCTATCGTCCAGGACCTTTTGGATACTGTCAGCATCGGTAATTTCTGCTGTCAGTCTGACTACGCCTGATCCCTTGCCTCCGGTTTCTACCGTATCTGGGGTCAGGAAGTCTTTCCTAAATGCTTCTCCTGTCTTGAGTTTGATAAATTGGCCACCTACGATTCGTCCAATCGGATCTGCGTGATGATCGTGGTGCTTTAGGACAGGCTTGTTGAATTGAGCGGCTCCACCATTATCTACAGAGTAGTAGGTCTTATAGCCATCTCTTACGTGCTTGGACGGATACACCCTCCCATTGGTAAGTAAACCAGAATGGGTTGCGTCCAGCTGAACTGACAATTTAGCAGCGCCTTCACTACTCTCAATCAGCTTCTTCGCATCCTTTAGGATGGACTTATTGGCGGGCTGATCAATAATTGTCTCGTCCCTGAAATGAATCTCAGGAGTGTTTTTATCAGGCATCCGAGGAATCCTCTATCAATTTGCTACCTAGTAGGATTTGGGTGTGGTTATCGTTGAGTTCAGGTATCAAATTTTTGTATACAATGGGCCCTTTGTTGAGCTCAATTGTTTTGCGATCACCTGATTCAGTATTTTCCATGTGCATACTTACGTAACCTAAAGTACGCGCTGCCTTTGCAAACCCAAAGCGCTTGGCTGCCTCTAGCTGATCGTTAGCGAGACGCTCAAGGGATAACCACATTGAGGATAAAGCACCGTATACCATGTAGCGCGGGCTGTTGCCTTCCGCATCAGGATGTACGTAATTACAAACGCGGTCCCTATAAGGACTTACCGTTTTCCAGAAGGATTTTTCTACACAATTGGTAAAGAACTTAGATGTTGCACGTCTTCCAACGATGATTTCCTCATCTTGGTGCCCATCTAGCTCTATTGCTAGAGCTGTTCCATCCTCAATCTGTTCTTGTAGATTATTTTTTCCATGAGCCATACAGTTGGTTACTAGCTCACCAAAACTACTCCTTAGTTGTAGCTCTAGTGTGTTGTCTCCTACCTCATCCTGATCGGACTCTACTAGCATTATAATGCGGTCCCGGAATCGATCGAAGTCTGTTCTTAGAGCGGAGATATAGTCATTAGCCTTAGTTCTGGTCTTGGTGGCCTTAGTACCACTTTGATTCCTGGGCTGAGACTTATTCGTAGTTGATTTCTTAGCTGATGCAGTGTTCTTAGATGTGCTAGAAGCAGGCGTCGGCTTGACAGCAGCTGCTACTCTAGTCAGCTTCTCTTCTACCTCTGCGTCCTCATTTCTGATGAGGCCCTTCTTATCTTCTTCAGATAGATCAGGTAGGTTGAAGTATTGCTTTCTGACCTCTCCACAGGTCATGACGTTGTTCATATATGCCTGCATACCATGGTTCTGATGGGCTCTTAGTTCTTCTCTATCAATGGCTGGGAAGGTGAGGAACACCATGTTGTCCCGATTGACGTTGAACCCTCCTTCTAGAAGCATAGGCAGAAACAGAGCATAGGAGATTGAGGTAGAGAATGCCTGCTGATAATCCTTAGAGGCATCTTGCACATTCTTGTTGATGTTGGTTGCTGTGTTACCGTGGATAGCTACCTTACCATTTCTCCTAGTAATGAAGAGGTGGTTGGGAACATTGAAGCAATATACGTCCCCATCGTAATCTACTATGTCAATATCGTCATGGGATAGTTCCTCGGTGTCAGCACCATATGAGATAACTACACGTGGCTTACGAGTCTCAGCTAGGACCTTAGCATTGTAGCCTAGCTTGAATGCTATCTCCTGGACTTGGCCAGCTAGGGCATAGGTTCTAGCATAGTAGATATTGGCACCATCAAATACTTCGGGCGGGACTAGGACATCAAGGAACGCCTTTAGATCCTCATTGTCCGAGTGTATTACATAGTTGGGGATTCTCTTGGGATAAGTTCTGCATGAACATGCCATAGAGAGATGCTTGACCAGATCAATGTCGTTGACTGCGAACTTCACATAATCATCATTGTCATATACTCGGAAATCAAAAGGTAAAGAAGCTATGAATTCCTTAAGCGTCTCAGCTACAAGTCTGTTGCGGACGATTAGCTTCATCTCGTTTCTGGACGGCGTTACCTTCCCATATTGCAGGAAGTGAGCCAAGAATGTTAGCCAGGTATCAGCGGGGATGTCGGGATGGTCTCCGATCTGTATCGGCTGTATCTTCTTGCCTTGTGTATTCCAATCGACCTGGAGCTGGAAATGGAATGATTCATTTTCCGGAATTTCTTCGGCATGTACCTTCTTCCACTCTGCATCAGAGCTAAGACGGAGCCACATATCGTGGTCTGGCGTTACCAGAATGTCTGACATCCTGGATTTAAAATGATACATCTTACCCGAGTAGGGGTAAACATGCTTACTGTTAGCCTTATGGAATTCAAGCTTCTTCGTTTCTGGATTATATGTCGCAATGAGATCTGTGTCTGTGTCAATTTCCCAATGGTTCTTCCAGCCCTTGTCGGTAAGCGTTTCGGTATCACCAGAGTAACAAGCCCGGTTGGCTGTTCCTCCTCTACCAAGATCAAGAGCTGAGAGTCTTAGGCCACCCATGACACGTGCCTCGAAATATTCAAGGAACGGATTGATGTCAAGGGCACCGCCCTCTCTGCTTACTAGGTTAACATCATGTCTGTGACTAGTAATGAGGTTACCCTGCAGAGGCATATTTTGAACTTCGCCTTTCACAAGATCGACTTCATCTAGTCCTCCCTCTAGCTGCATAGCTGGGAGAGCATCGGTTCCGATCTTGTAGTGGTATAGTGGGAATACTTCTTTCGATGCCAGCATAACTGCTAGCTCTTCCAGACGACGCAACGCTCTTACATCATCTAGAACCGGGAGGATATAGGGCGTGCCGAAGCTAAAACCAGTATTCTTATCCATACTGGAGAAGATGACGTCCTCAGGAGCGAACCTTTTAACCGAGTTCTCATGGTTACCGGATTCGCCTTCGATTCGTTGTTCCCATCTCTTAGGTGTGCCGTATTTATCTACCTTTACAGCAAGTGTAGTAGGATCAAGTACAAAGATACCAGCTATGGGCTCTAGTCTCTTACCATACATCCGGATTGACCGTCCCTTGGATCTGGTCATATCTCTACGGAGTACATAGGCAGAGTTATGGTATTTGACCAAGTTAGTGATTCCCTCTCTAATGAGGTTATCAGTTGGGATACCAGTAATCAGTGCTATCTCAAAGAGTCTTGACTTGATATAGTCCACCATAGTGTCATCATTGCCCTCGATGGTGTATCCTTCCTTGAGGATCATCTCGCGGTGCTTACGGATGGACTGGTCTACATAGGGCTCGACATCTGCAGCTCTAGCTACTTCCGCTAGATCATATACAGGGCGAGTAAATGAGCTGGAGCCAGGTCTATGTAGTGCTGCTGGTCCCTTGAACTCATAGCTAAGAGCTCGTCCGAGCATCTTAGATCTAGACCTAATGGCAGATGCAGCTGATCCGTTAGGATCGCCAACTGCAAGCGCTATGTCTGTCTTTACTACTTCTGTTTGTTTATCTTTGTTGGCAGGATTACCTAACCAATTAAAGACATCTGTTAGTACATTAGCCATCTTGCTTACTAAACCTTGCTGTCATAGCGCGAGCGACTGTTTCCTCAACGTGGCCTTGTCGTTCTCTTGCAGTAGCTGCGCTGCAGTTATTTAGCGTCTCATCTCTCTGACCTATCTTGTCTGGGAATATAGTCTTAGGACCGTACGTAAATCCAAAGGTAGGACTCTTGCTTGGTCTAAGGCCAGGAAAGTATTTCTTGATATCTTCATCAGAAATTTGTATGCTCGGTGGACTCTTATCCAGCAGTGTGTGGATAATCTCGTGTGCTGCTTGATCTTTAGCCTCACCAACTATTTCTTGTACGGTGTAAGGCTGGTCATCATCACGTTCACAAACTTTTGCGGCTTCTAACTTTGAGGAAAGAACGTCAAATATTTTGGCCAGTGTCAATAGATGCCGTCTTTCAGCTGGAACATGCCATACAGCACTTTGCGGAGTCCCTAGTTGCTCTACATATTGCAGAACATCTAGAAGCATCAATTCTATCTTTCTTCTGATAGCATCGATGCTGAGGGATAGTGATATGCCTATGTCATTCAGACCTGGGCAATGTTCTAATTCATATCCTAGTTCTCTGTTTATATCCTCAACTACCTCAAAAATTCTAATTGCTATGTCCCCTGAGATCTTGTCAAGTCGGGATATGATAGAATAGGTAGCAGCTGAGGCTGCATTCACTAGGAGCTTGAGGAAACTATCCTGTAGTAGGGCAACATCGGCCTGTAGGTCTACAGATAGTATCTTGAGCATTTGAGAGATAAGGCGCAAGGCTTTTGTGTCCATGCTACCGTAAATTTCTACTATGCAGCACATATCAGAGTCAGTGACCTGATACATGAAGGAATTCAGTATTTGATCGTAGGCGGTGCTGGATTCTCTCTCCAATTCGTTATAGTGTGAGCCTATCTGGCTGCTAATACGAACCTGAGGGAACTCTCTAGCATAATTGTCTACAGCTGTACCGCCAGTGACGAATATTGGTTTGTCTCTATCGAAGGCAGTAGCGAACGTCTTAGAGTAGGATGTAGCTGTATCAAAGGCGCCTCGGAGTAGATTGTTTCTAGCTACTACGTTACCAAATGCTACCCAGTGGTCGTATGTAATAGGCCCGTCTGGTCTGTGGTTAGCTATGTAGTTATTGCAATACTCGAGAACTGTCTGAGCATCCTCTCCCTGTTGCGCCTTATAGAACTTCTCAGGCTCTAGTCCTGCTTTCTCCAAGACATCCTTACGCAGGTTAGGATTCTCTAGGTCATTAGCTATCTGCTCAATATCTGGAGAGTCTGCATTGACACTCTTTAGAAGCTCTACTATTCTGGCTGCCTTGATACCAAGCTCTATTAGGATGGCTATACCAATGGGTATCTTGATACTGTGAATGCTCTTGGCAGCTGATTCCTCAGCTGATAGGCCCAACCATTCTAGATTGGATGAGGGAGAGACAGCAAAGGCCGTTAGGATAGCACCTGCTACAGCATCACCTGTAAGGAATGAGCTTAGTAGGTTACCAAGATCATCTCCATCATGGCTGTACTCTCTAGTGTAGTAGGAGAATGAGGTCTCACCATCATCAGGTAGAGCTACTCTCTCATACACACGGCGTATCTTCCACTGCTTGTCAGCTAGTATCTTTACGCAACGCTGGTATAGAGTGAAGGGAACAATGGTGCCGCCTTGTGATCTCTCAGCATCTAGCCTCTCTGCAGCACGAGACACAATAGTAGCTGCGTCTGAGATAGGGATAAACTGAGCTGGATCCATCTTGCTCAGTCCTTCTTCTAGCTTCTTGCCCTTGAGATAGGTTCTACCTATCTTAGTGAATAGAGTATCAGTCGCATCCTGTATAGGATCCGTCTCATCAGGTGCTGGAGCATATTCTAGAGCTCTCTCGACAGGAACTTCTTCCAGTCTTCTAGATCTATTTAGCTCAGGCCGTCCGTCATACTCTAGTTTTCTAGACATTCTTTCTAGTCGTGTTCTGTATGTTGTTTCGCGTATAGCCTTCACCCATACGCTTGTTTCTTCGTAGAGATTGTATCAGCTGCTGCTTAGCTTTAAGTTGCTGTCTTACAGACCCAGCGTTGTTACTGTAGCCACTATTATCTATATCCAGCTTTCTAGCAGAAGAGACCTTGAGATCCTTTAGGATACCACTAGCTGTATACTGCTCATTAGAGAACTCTTCGTCATCTTGACCAAAGCCAGGACCAATTCCTACACCCGTAGTCAGAGATAGCCTAGTTAGATCAGTGTTCTCTAGTACATAGCCACCTACCGCAAGCATAAGAGCTGTGAGAGTGTGTTCAGGTCCTTGACTATACTTGGGTAGTCCGTGCACTGAATATCCCTCAATCTTGAAGTTACGCATCTGCTGAACAATACCCATGTCCTGATCATCTCTGATGACTCTAGTATCTTCTGACTTAGGTAGGATGAGTCTATCCTCATCCAGCTGCTGAGCAAGGGCACTTACTAAGAATGGCTTAGTGTGCTTCTTAACAATAGCGCCGGTGCCTGGATCTCTTACATCTGTCATCTCCTGCATAGCAAAGTCTTTCAGACGCAAGTATAGATTACTATCTGGGTGTTGGAGTCCCCACTTCTTGAGCATCTCTACTTGAGTAGATCCATATCCCCTATCTACGTAGACGCCTTTGAAGTTCCAGAGCTGATGCATCTCTATGATCTTTTCTACAGCAATGGTTTGGGTAAACTCACTACGTGGGATAACAATCTTATCTAGGATCTTGAATACACCATTCCACTCTACAATGACCATGTGAGTGCCAGCTGTCTTATTCCAGTCAACTCCTAGTATGTATACACCCCCTTCCCTAGGTCCAAAGTCACCTAGCTTATAGTCTTGGAGGCTGGCATCGATCATACTGTTGCGGAACACACCAGCGATCTGCTCACCGAAGTCAGCTAAGATTTCGTGCTCCCATTCAGGAGAGCTTTCTACTGTCGCATTATACTCACGTCTGGTTTCTAGCTCCATCTTGTCATCCCAGTGAGGAACTTCCATAGATGTAACCCAGAACTCTTTGTAGCCTAGATCTTTATCTGTGCAGATAGCAAAGAATCTCTTGTGCTCACCAGTCGGAGTAGATGTAGTCCATAGCTTGCAGTCAGGGTGCGACAGCATAATAGCACTGATCGCAGAGATATCTGAGTCAGGAATGTAGTCGAACTCATCAATGTAGATGACGTGGGCGTCCTGACCACGAATCTTATCAGATCTTGCAGCAGTCTTACTACCAGCAGAGAAGCCAAGAATATAAGAGCCGTTATTGAATTGAAGTCTATGGGGATTGAGCGTAGAACGTGACAGGGAGTTTGTCAGCGTCTTACTATTCTCCATCAGTCTTCTGAGCATTTGGAAGATGTTCGCAACCTGCGCCTCATATGGCGCAAGCACAAGAATAGCATTGTTAGCATGTGTCATAGCGTGATGCAGTAGAGCTACACACGCGCCTTCTGTTTTACCAACTCTTCGACCACAACGCATTACCTTGAACTTAGAAGTACAAGATAGTGCTTCCTCTTGGTACCATCTAGCTTCCCGATCGTGACTGGGAAAC